TTTCACCAACAACTAACTCTTTTGGTAATTCGTCATCCATTTGTAAAAACCATTTGTTAGATTCTAAAACTTTAACAACACGGTCTTCTCTATCTCGGTGCCATTTAAGTTCCTCGTCTTCAACTGACTCAGTAAACACTCGGACTTTTTTATCTTCGGCAATGGTTTCTTGATATGGTTTCTTCTCTTCATACCAAACAGGTGTCTGTTTGTTAATGATTACTCTTGAGGATGTAGAATCTTCTCCGCCAAAATCAAGTGCCATATAGACGTAATGTTTAATAATCTTTTCAACCTGACTATCAAAGGTGGTTTTTGGGTCAGTACTAATAAAGACAACAACTTCGTTATATCTATTATTGGTTATATTTTCAAGGGTCAAAGAAATATCCTCCCCAGTCAAATCTTTGATTTTGGGTTCTGCAAATTTTGTTAAATAAGCCTGAACAATTCTCTTTAATACCTTATGTGACATATTACCAACTACTTGACGATTTTAACCCTAATTTTTTTCTGTATCTAGAAACATTACAAGACCAATATCCTGCAGTTGTTCTATCTTTCTTTTGGTCACACTTATGACGAGCTCTAAATGATTTAGCTGCACCCTTATTAGAATTTTTAATTCTTAGGTTAGGGTCACCAAATGTAACTTTCTTAATAGTACCTTTTGGGGTTTTCACGTAAACTGCAAATTTCTTAGGCCCACCTGGTGTTCTAAAAGGACTATTCAATTTAACATTTTTACCTCTGTGTTTGGCTTCAGAAATGACTTCTTCAACTTCAAATTCATACATTGGAGCATCTAACCAAATTACATCCCCATTTTCAAGGAGTACTTTTTCACCTAAATTAGATTCAACAATCCAAATGTCTTCCTCACCTAATTTAATTAAATCTTGGTTATATAACTCTCTTACTTCATTAATTAAATTAAAATAATTCTCAGAATAAATTCTAAAAACGTTTTCAGATAAAGATAATCCTTCATCTAAATGGTATTGTAGTTCTGATGAAACATCTACACTCTCAATTAATGACATGGGAACCATATTTTCTTCCATAATTTGTCTTTTTAAATAAATATCACTACATTTGCAATATGAAAACACTTTATCTCGTTCGCGGAGTTCCTGGGTCAGGAAAATCCACATTCGCCAAAACTTTGGGTGGTACCCACTTTGAAACCGACAACTATTTTATGGTTGATGGTGAATACAAATTTGACTTCACTAAACTTAAGGAGGCACACCAATGGTGTCAAGACTCTGTGAATACTGCAATGATTTTAAATCATACCACAGGTCAAAACGAGGTAATAGTGGTGTCTAATACCTTTACTCAAGAGTGGGAGATGGAAACCTATTATAAGATGGCTGAGACTTGGGGTTATCGAGTGTTTTCAGTTATTGTTGAGAATCGTCACGGAGGTGTAAACCAACACGGAGTTCCTGAAGATAAGTTGGAAATTATGAAAAATCGTTTTGAAATTAAATTGTGATGAGAAGTTTGTTATCCTTTATTATCGTATTTGTCAAAATATTCATCGCCGTTAAGGTGACCATTATTTTGTTTATGACAAAATCAAATCCTGAGGAATACCCAATATCAGATTTAATTTGGTGGATTGGTTTTTTGGTGTTTGATATGTGGGTAATAAATCAATTACCGGATTCAATTACCGAAGATAAAGACACTACCGAGTCTTAGAGCGTTTGCGAAATAAGAAGTATAGCCCAAAAAATAATCCCGAGATTAAGTACAAAGTTAAATTGGCGTACCAAATACTCCCTGTCAGAGTAATAAGATAATATTGAACGGCATCGAACCCAAATGGGTTGAAGAACATTCCTAACATTAAGAATTTCACGGATAGATTCTCCATTAGAATACTTCTCCAGGTTCTTATGACTCTCATCGTCCATAAATGGGTGTTTAACTTTTATGTCTCTATGACATTTTATAATAAATATTATTTCAACTGAATAATTGCACTATTTTAGATATTTATTGCTAAAGATTTTTTTATGAGCAAAGCAATTATAAGTGAAAAACGCCTTAGACAGATTATCAGACAACATATTTTAGAACAATCTGAGATTCAACAAAAGGAAGAGCCTAACAAACCAAGATGTGTTGCGGGTAATATCATTCCATTAGACGATATCGTCGGACCATCAGATAGTTTCAAAGATTACGCGGGTAAACTACGTAAAAGAGACGGTGGTATTCACGGAATGATTGATAGTTTGGATATGTTAAGAACATTGAGACTTCATCCAGACATTAATGATAGTGGTGAGCACTTGGCTTACAATTTGATGCACCACTTAAATAAGTTCAGAAAAAAGAACTACTTTGATGAAACCAACAATGGTTGTTTATCTGCGATGGATAAAGTTATTGAACTTTACAAAGAAAACGAACATGGTGAGGAATTAGTTAAAGACATTGAAAAGGTTTTAAAACACAATGACCCTTCACCAAGAGCGAAAGAGTATCTAAAAAGATGTCTTGTGTTAGTTAAAGAAAAATAACCCTCTTTTACAGAGGACTTTTAGGACCGTTACTGTTGTGGTAACAAAGAAAAGGGGAATTCGCTACTCCCCTTTTTTATTTGCATTATTTTTACTACCTTTGTAGAAATAATTTACGTTTATGAAAATAGGATTTGCAGATACATTTACAAAAAGTATAGAAAAAATGATACGTCAACAAACTTGGTGGTATAAAACTTATGAGTTTTTCCGTTATGACATTTCCCGTTTTATTAGGAATGTTTGGAGATTCCGAAAGGGATTATCACGACATTATTGGTGGGACCACCACGGAATGCTCATGTTTATGGAAGCAGCGCTAACTGATATGTCAGACAGACTAGAGAATGATGGTTCGGAAATAGACTCACCTCGTCTTAAGAAAGTTGAGAAGATGCGCAGAGCAATTCAACTCATCAAAAACTACAATCAGGATTTGTATATTGAGATGGCAGAAAAAGAACTTGGTAAATTAAATCTTTACGATTGGGAGTTCGAAACGGTTCCTGATAGTCCTGATTTAAAACGATTGGTTGATAAAGAGAGTGAGGAGGAAAAAGAGCACAACCGTAAAGTATTTGTGCGAGCTCGTGAGATTGGTGAGAGTGAATGGAATGAACTCTGGCAGATTTTTAAGGGTCAAGATAATAAAGAGTATCAAAAATTAAAAGAAACCTTAACTGAAGAACAAAAAAGAGAAGAGGACCAATATTACAAGTGGTTCGACGGTTCTGATTTAAGGGGTTGGTGGGATTAAACATTTAAAAAAAATATTATGTGGAAGATTAAAGAAGATTATAAATGGTTGGCGATTGTTGTTTCCTGGTTCATTTTTATAGGTATTTTAGCATTTTTTGTTGCTGGTTAAAAAAATTTTATTATCTTTGTAGTATGAGAACAGCATTTACCGACTTTGACTATGTGATGAAGGTTTTGGAATCTTCAACAACACGGGGACACTTTAGAACATGTGAGAAATTATTTGATAATTTTAAAACTATGTGGATTTACAAAATCGATTCAATCGAGATGATGGAATATTCTTATGAGTTTTACTCTTTACTAGGAAAAATGTCTAACGACCATAAATTTTACGCACCATGATTATAACATTAATATCCGACACACACAACAAACACAAGTTAATCACTGAGGATTTACCTGGTGGTGAGTTGTTACTACACGCGGGTGACTCAACAAGTATGGGTTACGAACACGAGTTGAAGAACTTTTTTACTTGGATGAATAGTTTGAGTAATTACGAGCACAAGGTTTTCATTGCAGGTAACCACGATTGGGGTTTTCAAGACAATCCTGACTTTGTTAAACAAACTTTAGAGGATTACCCCCATATTGATTACCTTGAAGATGACATGTATGTTCTTGGGGATGATTACCAAAGTGCGATTAAGATTTGGGGTAGTCCATGGCAACCTGAGTTCTACAATTGGGCATTCAACTTACCAAAAAATGGTGAGGAACTAAAGTCTAAATGGGATATGATTCCGATGAATACGGATATCTTAATCACTCATGGTCCGGCATGGGGTTATGTTGATACCGTTGAGGGTCGCAGAGGAGAACACTTGGGGTGTGAGTTACTCTC